TATGCCGAAGGGTAAAGGAACTTATGGATCGAAGGTCGGTAGACCAAAGAAAAAGAAAAAAGGTGGAAAGAAGAAAAAGTCAATGGGAGGCTTAACAGCAGCTCAGAAGAAACTACCTAAGGCTTTGCAAGCAGCAATCTTGAAAAGAAAGAAAAAGAAAAAGTAATGCCTAGACGAAGAGTAGCAAAAAAGAAACCTGTACCTACTAACCCTAAGTTATATGCAAGAGTAAAAGCAGAAGCAAGACGTAAATTTAAAGTCTATCCCTCTGCATATGCTAATGGCTGGTTAGTCAAAACTTATAAAAAACGGGGTGGAAGATATAGAATGTCTACTCCAAGGAAGAGGAAAAGATGATTGATTTTATAAAAACAAAGTTTATACAACTTTGGAATATTGTTTCAGGAAAAGATAAAAACTGGGACGGGTCTGTTGATATCAAAGATAAAATGATGGAAGCAGAAAACAAAACACAAAATGGCTAAACCGAAAGGCGGATTAACAAAATGGTTCAAAGAAGGCTGGGTAGATATATCCAGACCTCGTAAAGGCGGAGGATACTCCCCCTGTGGACGTAAATCAGCAAGAGGCAAAAAAGCCGGGGGATACCCTAAGTGTGTACCAGCAAGTAAAGCTAGAAGAATGACAAAGGCACAGATTCGTTCCGCAGTTACAAGAAAAAGAAAAGCTGGAAATCCAGGTGGAAAACCAACGATGGTTTCTACCTTTGCTAAAAGAGGCAAAAAGAGGAGAACTACTCGTAAAAAACGTTAGTCTTCTGTAAGGGAGAGTATGAATAGAGATACCTTTATTAAGGAACTCCATATAATCAACAATCTTTTAGAACAGTTGGTTTCAAAAACAACCAATAAACTAGAAGAAAATAGAAAAGTTAGGAAACTTTTAAAGTTGCCTGACACTGTGCACAATAAAGTAAAGTTAACAAATTACTTAAAAAATGGCACTAATAGTGCAAGCAAATAGGAGAAAATCATGGCAAGAGGCGGATTTTTAAGCGGACCTACTGGAGTACATGCTACTCAGAAGATTCGTAAACATAAACTCAAAAGAGGAGTTACAAGAGACATGAACGCAGCTGCAGGGACAACAGTAAATACTAAAAACCCTAACAGTATTGAGGCGTTCAGATATTCAGCCGCACCCAAAGGTGTCGGACCCAGATACGGAAAAACCTTAAACCCAAAGAAAGCAAAATTTGGTAAGAAAAGTGTTGGCAGAATATTAAAGAAAAGAAGATAGCTTATTACTAAAAATATAGGCAAAGCTTACGCACAATTATTTATCTGGAGTGGCATAGCCGAACCGCGTAAGAAGAAAAAGAAAAAAGATGGCACTGACAAAAGGAGAAAAAGCAAGGCTTAAAAAAGCTGGACTAACAGGGTTGAATAAACCTAAAAGAACACCTAAACATCGAACTAAGAAAGCTGTAGTAGCTGTAAGAGTTGGAGGAAAGGTAAAAATCATACGATTTGGTGCACAAGGCATGGGGCATAATTACAGTCCTGAAGCCCGTAAAAGCTTCAAAGCTCGACACGCAAAAAATATTAGAAAAGGTAAGTCCTCAGCGGCATACTGGGCTAATAAAGTGTTCTGGGCAGGTAAAGGTGGGTCTAAAAAGATGCCGCCAAAATCACAAAAATATACTAGAGGATTAAAAAGAAGAAGATGACAATACCTACAATTGACACTCGAAAGGCGTGGCTAGACGAATTGCAAGTTCACACTCAAAGTAGTTTGATGAAAATTACTGAAAAGGAAGTGACAGGAAAACATGTATCTCCCGTGGAGATACAGTATGCAAAAGTCTGTAGCGCCTACCTCTATTTATACAGGCTGGCTCAAGATAATGAAATATTGAGCGCAGACGATCCCGATAATCCATTTGACTTTGAGACTTTACATTGATTGATATTAGTAGAGCAGATATAGAATCAAAGTTTCTAATGGATTTAGACGCAGAAACGCGTTTTATTAAACTTCCTATAGAAGGATACATGGACTTATTAGGTATAACCCCTAATTCATCACAAACTGCAATTATCAATGCAATCAATAACCCTAAATATAGATTTGTAACTGCCGCTGTTTCACGTAGGCAGGGCAAAACTTATATATCAAATATAATCGGACAACTTGTTTGTCTAGTACCAGATAGCCACGTGCTGTTGATGTCTCCAAACTATTCTTTATCACAAATTTCTTTTGATTTACAAAGAGGTTTAATAAAACATTTTGATTTAGAGGTAATAAGAGACAATGCAAAAGACAAAGTTATTGAACTATCGAACAATAGTACTATCCGTATGGGTTCGATTAATCAGGTGGACTCAGTGGTTGGGAGATCATACGATCTTATCATATTCGACGAAGCGGCCCTCACCGATGGCAGAGATGCTTTCAACGTCGCACTTCGACCCACATTAGATAAAGACAATTCCAAAGCAATTTTTATATCTACTCCAAGGGGTAGAAATAATTACTTTGCAGAGTTTTATTATAGAGGGTATTCTGAAGAGTTTCCAGAATGGGCAGCTATCAAAGCTACTTATCATGAAAATCCTCGTGTTTCAGAAGCAGATATTAAAGAAGCTAGAAAAACAATGTCCGAAGCAGAGTTTCAACAAGAATATATGGCAGACTTTAATGTTTATGAGGGTCAAATATGGGCATTTAATCATGAACAATGTATTGCTGACCTAACTGATTTCGAAACTAGAAATATGGATGTGTTTGCAGGGCTTGATGTAGGTTATAAAGATCCAACAGCTTTCTGTGTTATTGCTTACGATTGGGACGAAGAAAAATACTATTTAGTCGATGAATATTTAGACTCAGAAAGAACAACAGAACAACACGCATCTCAAATAAGAAAGTTAATTCAAAAGTGGGACATAGATTATATCTATATAGACTCCGCAGCTCAACAAACTAGATTTGATTTTGCACAAAATTATGACATTAGTACTATAAACGCTAAAAAGTCCGTATTAGATGGAATTGGACAAGTAGCAGGTGTGGTAGATAATGATCAACTTATAGTCCATCAAAGTTGTAGAGAATCTTTGATGGCACTTGACCAATATCAATGGGATCCAAATCCCAATTTAATGAAAGAAAGACCAAAACATGACGGAGCATCTCATATGGCAGATGCTATTAGGTATGCAATTTATACATTTGAAACAACAGCCACCTCGTTTTAATAACACCAGTGAAAAACAGTTCTTGACTTTTGGTATAAACTTTTGTTATAATTCTTATTAAGAGTTAGATATGAAATTTAAAAGAGATTTAGTTAAATACGTACGAGATAAAGCTAAATCACAATATAAGAAAGAAAGCGAATGTTACATTTGCGGAAAAACGGACAACTTAGATTTTCACCATTATAATGGCTTAACCGAACTACTAGAAACTTGGATACGTAAACATAATTTAAATATTGAAAAAGAGCAAGACATACTAGAGATTCGAGAGCAGTTTATCGGTGAGAACTATGAAGAAGTTTATGATAAAACAGTTACTCTCTGTCATCAGCACCATTTAAGATTACATTCAATTTATGGAAAGCGACCCAAACTAATCACAGCAGAGAAACAAGAAAGATGGGTCGAAAAACAGAGAAACAAACATGGCATGGTATGATTTTATATTAGGAAGACGGGATACTGAGGAAAAACTCAATCCGTCTCAATACGTTATATCCAGAAATGAGGGTATGACGATAGACAGCCAAGAGGTTGTCACTAACTATAGAAATGCATATGAACAACTAGAGATAGTTAATCGTGCTGTTAATATGATTGTTGACGATGTGTCAGAAATTCCTTACAGTGTTGGAGACCAAAGACAAGGTACTAGCAATATTATAAAGAATATAAGAAAAGTAAAAGTTGATCAATTACTTAATAAAGAGCCAAATCCTTTTCAGGATATTAGCACTTTTAAAAGAAACTTAATTATTGATTTACTTATTGATGGAAATATATTTATTTACTTCGATGGTGCTCATTTATATCACTTACCTGCCGAAAAAGTCACAATCTATTCAGATGATAATACATATGTAGAGAAATATAGTTTTGATAACAGCATTGACTATAGTGTCAATGAGATTATTCATATTAAAGAAAACAGTTTTAAATCCATTTATAGAGGTACACCTAGATTAAAACCAGCATATAGAACAATGCAATTACTAGGTAGTATGAGAAAGTTTCAAGATAACTTTTTTAGAAATGGAGCAGTTCCAGGATTAGTACTAAAAAGTCCTAATACTCTTTCAGAAAAAATTAAAGAAAGAATGCTACAAGCCTGGAGTATTAGGTATAATCCTAACACAGGAGGCAGAAGGCCTCTTATATTAGACGGAGGACTAGAAGTAGAGCCAATGTCACAAATTAATTTTAGAGAATTAGACTTTCAAGAATCAATAAAAGCAAATGAAAGAATAATTTTAGAGGCAATGGGTATACCACCAATTTTAATGGACGGTGGAAACAATGCAAATATAAGACCAAATCATAGACTATACTATTTGGAGACAGTATTACCAATAGTAAGAAAACTAGGATATGCTTTGGAGAGATTTTTTGGGTTCGAATTATCTGAAGATGTAACAGGAATTCCTGCTTTACAACCAGAGTTAAGAGACCAAGCCGCTTACTACGCAACACTAGTGAATACAGGTATTCTTAGTGCAAACGAAGCAAGAGAGGCTATGGGTAAAGAACCTATCGATGGATTTGATGAACCTCGAGTTCCTGTCAATTTAGCAGGTTCATCAGTTAATCCAGAGGAGGGAGGACGACCGCAAGAGAGTTCTCCAATAGAGGAAGAATAATATGACTAAAGATATGATGATTAAAGCTGCTTCCGATTTCATGGCCGAAAAGGGCGGTGTAATGGATTTAGCTGAATACAAATCTCATGGTAATGATGTTCCAGTTAAGGACTATCTTCTTAGAAGACAGTTCGGTTCTTGGAACAGAGTACTATCAGTAGTGAAAAAAAGACATCCTATTTCTGTTACTCCTGTTAAGGTTGAAAAACCCAAAGCAGCACCAAAAGTTGAAAAAAAGACTGAGGTGAAAGTGGAGAAAAAAGATGACAAGTAAAATTTTTCACTGGACTAATACTTTTAAAGCCTTAGGCGAAACCGAAGATGGCGGTATAGACATCAAAGGTTCTGCAAGTACTAATGCACTAGATAGAGCTGGCGATATTATAGAGCCAGAAGCATGGACAAAAGGAGGATTGGAAAACTATAAAGGTAATCCTGTTCTACTTTTTAATCATGACTATAATAGACCTATCGGTAAAGCAACAGGTTTACAGGTCACCGACAAAGGGTTAGAGATAAACGCAAGAATATCAAAAGCCGCTGGTGAAATAAAAGATTTAGTTAAAGACGGTGTCCTTGGAGCCTTTTCCGTTGGTTTCAGAGTCAAGGATGCAGATTATATGACTGAAAGCGACGGATATAAAATAAAGGACGCAGAACTATTTGAAGTGTCTGTAGTATCAGTACCTTGCAATCAGGGAGCAACGTTCTCTTTAGCAAAAGGTTTTGATAATATGGAAGACTACAATAAGTTTAAAAAGCAATTTATAAAGGCTAACTCTACAGAATCAGCAGACGCTGTTAATGTTGAGCAGCCAAGCGGGGAGAAATCCCAAACAATGGAGACTAATATGTCAGAAGAAAAAAGAAATCCTGAAGTTTCCCCTGAGTTCGATCTTGACAAATTTGCAAAAGACGCAGCTGAAAAAGCTGTGGCTACTTATGCAATGAAGCAAGCAGAACTTAAAGCAGCAGAAGAAAAAGCTGCAACAGAAGCCGCTGAAAAAGCAGCTGAAGTTGAAGCTGAAGAAAAGGCTGTTCAAGAAGCTAAGCAGGAAGAATACAAATCTGTAGTTCAAGCAGGTTTAACAGGAGCTGAAAGGCTTGTGTCTGATGTTGAGAAAAGAGTATCTGAAAAGCATGAAGATTTAGAGACAGTGGTTAAATCACTAGAATCTCAATTAAAAGAGAAATCTGAAGAAATCATGAATATCAGAGAATCAAAAAGAATATTCTCAGACAGACAAGGTCAAGGTGACTGGAAAAAAGCTTTCGAAAACGATATTATTGACGCAAAATTTGCTGGTTTAGCTACTGGTAAAGGTTGGGACAATACATATGCAAAATCAGTAATGGAAAAAGTTAACGCACATAGTGGTGTTGGTGTTTCATCTGCAGATTTCGAGCAAATCGTTTCAACAAACATCGAAAGAGACATTCAGAACGAGTTGGTGTTAGCACCTCTATTTAGAGAAATTCCAATGACTTCTGCTAATATGATTATACCTATCTTACCAGATGCTGGTTATGCTGAATTCGCTTCAGCTCAAGCAGCTAGTGGTGCTTCACCACATGGTAACTTGCAAGAAAGAGGGGACGCTTACAACCCTGGTTCTGCAGGCGGTGTTGATCTAGCTGAAAGAACTCTTTCAACTAAAAAACTTATTTCACAATCTTACTTAGGTAATGAAACTGAAGAAGATGCAATTATGCCAATCTTACCATTAATCAGAGAATCAATGGTTAGAGCGCACGCAAGAGGTATCGAGAACGCTATTTTAGCTGGTGACGATGCTGATGGTGCTTATGGTACTTCAGGTGCAGCTTTTGAAGGTCTTTTACACTTAGCAAGAAATGATTCAGACTACACACAATCAGGTACAGCTTTTGCTACTGATAAAATTGTAGCAACTGACTTACTTGAAATGAGAAAGAATATGGGTAAATATGGTGTGAACCCAAGTGAAGTAGTATATATTGTTTCACAAAGATCATACTATGAGTTGCTAGAAGATGCAGAGTTCCAAGATGCTAACCTAGTTGGCGACATGGCAACTAAGCTATCTGGTGAAATCGGACAAGTGTTCGGTTCAAGAGTTCTTCTTTGTGATGAATTCGCAACACCAGCAACTGCTAAGTTCGCAGCAGTAGCTGTTAACCCAAGAAACTTTGTAATGCCAAGATTAAGAGGCGTTACTATTGAATCAGACTACGAAGTAGCAAACCAAAGAAGAGTCCTAGTGGCTTCACAAAGATTAGGTTTTACTGATCTTATCGATGGTGCAACTTCTAAGTGGGGTTGGATGTACAAAGCTAGTTAATAGCTTACAGATCTGGAGGGGCTTAGTCCCCTCCACATTTTAAGAGGAAATATGGCAAATTTAGTAACATTAAGAGAATACAAAGACTTCGCAGGACTTACTGGCGTAAGTGAAGATGCTAAGTTAAATGTTATTATACCTTCTATAAGCCAAGCAGTAAAAACCTACTGCGGTACTAGTATAGTAGATTATTATAGTACTAATAAGGTTGAATACTTTGATATTACAGACAATGAGACTTATCAGATAATGGTCGACGAAAGTCCTCTTGTGAGTGTATCAGAAGTACAAGAAAGAGATAGTCAATCTGGAACTTACACTACTTTAATTAGTGAAAATTCAGATAGCAGTGGAAAATACGAATATGTAATCGATGCTGAAAGAGACTTAATTATTAGAACTACTGCTACTGGAGACAAAATGTTTCCAAGAGGAAGAAAAGCAGTAAAAGTTACTTACAGAGCTGG